TGACTTTATACAATGCGTACACGAGGCAACGGTCTTTGGAGTACCTCATGTCCATTTTGCCGTACTGTTCGGTGGTCAACGGTTTCGCCATTGGCGGGTCGATGTCGACGATGCAATGAAAACCGACTTCATACAGCAAGCCGCTAAGTGGTGGGCGCTGTGCCAAGTGGGAGATCTGCCAACACCGGAGACGGTCGAGCAAGCTAAACTGGTCTACTCACGCTCTACCGATGAGCAGATCATAGCTAATGCAGCCGTCGAGCAGGTTGTGCAGCAGCTCAAGGCCATCAAGGACAACATCAAGGCACTGGAAGATCAGGAAGAACGTGCTCAGTTGATGTTGCAAAATTACATGCAACAGAAGGGCGAGATCATTGCACCGTCTGGCGAGGTTCTGGTGAGCTGGAAGCAATCCAAGTCTACTAAGAGCTTCGACAGCAAGGCATTCCAGTTCGAAAACCCTGCCTTGTATGAGCAATACAAAATAGAGAAACCCGGCAGCAGACGTTTTTTGGTTAAATAACAAATTCAACAAACATGGGCGCGGCGGGGCGTGGTTGGGCCGGGCACGGCAATGCACGGCTAGGCGCAGCGAGGCGCGGCAAGGCAGGGCAAGGCAAGGCAAGGCAATTATTTATTAGGAGAACAAAATGGAAGTTGATATTCGCGTAACAGGAATTACACCGCTCATTTGCAACAGGTTTTATGATGAAGCGGCAATGACATCATCGCAAAGCGTTCGAAGCAGTTCGGCGGCTAGAGACCGGGGAACGCCACAAGAAATGGCAGAAAAGAAACTTTATCTTGGCTTGAATGGGAAACCAATGATTCCGCAACCCAACCTTCTGCGTTGCCTGATTGATGGTGGTGCATTTTTTAAGGTTGGGAAGTCTCAGGTAACAACCAGTACTAAATCAATGCTTTTCGGTGTTTTTGATATTGCGGTTGCTGAAATCGAAATCATGCACGAACAACCTTGGACAGTTGATACTCGCGCTGTTGTTATCCCGAGCACTAAAGGGCGAATACTTACTCACCGGCCAATGTTCAACGATTGGTATTTGGAGTTTACGGCAGAAATTGACACGTCGGTTGTCAGTGAAAAGTTGATGCGAGAAATTATTGATGCAGCAGGAAACCGGATCGGTTTGGGTGATTTCAGGCCAGCTAAAAAAGGGCCGTATGGTCGGTTTCGTGTTGATTATTGGAATGCAGTTTCTGTGCCTAAAGCGGCATAGTTGTTGTTAGGTAAGGTTTGGCATGGTCCGGCTCGGCGAGGCCAGGCGCAGCGAGGCGCAGCAAGGCAAGGCAAAGAATTTAACAGGAGAAAAAGATGAACGAATTAGTACCATTTCAAGATCAACAACGGATGGCTGAGAGCATTGTTAAAAGCAAATTCTATGGCTTCACAGACATCAATCAGGTCATGGCCGTGATGATCGTCGCACAGGCTGAGAACAAACATCCTGGCACTGTCGTGCAAGAATACGACATCATTCAGGGTCGGCCAGCTCTCAAGTCTCAGGCCATCCTTGCACGCTTTCAGCAAGCTGGGGGCAAGGTAGAGTACATCACATACACCGATGATAAGGTGGAAATGACGTTCTCTCACCCTGCCGGCGGTTCTCTTACACTCGCTTGGACGATGAAACAAGCCGCTTCTATTGGCTTGGCAAGCAAGGACAACTGGAAGAAATACCCTCGCGCTATGCTCAAGGCGCGGGTGGTTTCTGAGGGCGTTCGCGCTGTCTATCCAGCGTGCATCCTCGGTCACTATGCTGTTGAAGAAGTTATGGATTTTGACAGCAAACCTATTAAACACACGCAGGTCGAGATCGTGCAAGATCTGACAGATCCAGACGATGATGTGCGTGAGGCTTGGGTTCTGTTCATTCCAGACGGCAACGGTGGCCGTAAGTTCTGGAAGGACTTTGCAACGCAAGAAGAATTTAAAGCAGCTTATCAAGAGCTGGTTGATCGGTATGAAAACTCGAAAAAGCCAGAAGATGAGAAGAAGCAAAAGCTAAGTGAGCTTTGGCTGGTGAATGAAGATTTATTGACAAGGATTAGTGAAAATGGCGACGTTTAAAAATGGCCCTGGTCAGGGCGTGTTCTACATTAACGACAAGAAAACCACTGAGAAGCAGCCAGACTATCGCGGTGAGCTTGTTTTAGATCAGGCTTACGGTGCAAACTCTACGATCAACATCGCAGGCTGGAAGAAGACGACGCCTAAGAATCACCTGATCTCGATCCGCATTGATCAAAAACAGGACGGCAGCAAGCAATGGCCTAAGCCTGTTGGTGGTGATGACAACGACGTGCCATTCTGAAAAATCTTTGGGGCGGGGAGAGAAAAATGGGAAAGATGCAACGAACTAAAGGTGCAGCCTTCGAGCGCGACATCGTTCTCGATCTCCGTTCCAGAGGTTATGCAGGTGCAAAACGTAACCTAGAACAGACACGCAGTGGCGGGGGAGACATTGATCTCCCCGGCTACATGGTGGAGTGCAAGCGATACGCGAACATCGCTGTCTACGCATGGTTGGAGCAATGTGTAGCTGCTGCAAGAGAAGAACAAATTCCAGTTGTTGTTGCGCGAGGTGACAACAAGAAAGCAATTGCCATCCTGTATTGGGATGATTTCATGGGGATGATGGACAATGCGGAAATTGAAACGAAGCCTTACAATCCTATGGTGGCGCCTAACTCGTCCAAGGGGTCGATCTGAGGTGCTAGAGCTGCAACGCGAGCTGCTAGAAGCTCGGCGCAAGCACAAGAAAACCAGTCATATACACGCCAAGATCCGGTACATTACTCACCTGCAACTTGAGCAACACAAGCAGAGGTTCCAATGACCGGCTATCAATCAAAGAAGCTGGTCACCAAACGGCACGCAGACGACGAGACGTTGCGCTATCTTGTCCTACTCAGAAAAGAGAACGAGCGTCTCCTAGACTTTATTGATAAGGCTCTGCAAGCCGAGTATCTGGTCGATGCCAAGGACATCCTTCGCAAAGCCATGTGGAGTTTGGGGAATGAGCATTAAATCAGTTCTCTGGAAGCCACATGAGAAAGCCAAGGCCATCCAGATGGCTCATGCCGGCAAATCAATGAGAGACATTGCAGCAGCAGTCGGTCGTTCCCGCAATTCAGTGATCGGTTTCCTTCACCGATCTAACGTAATTTTAAATAAAATACCGAAACCTGTGGATAACTCACCTCGTAAGCCTAAACCAAGGCGCGTGAGGACGGTCTACAAGCCCCCCGTTACCTATCTTGCACCGGAAGCCTTTGAAGAATCACGCGTTTTATTCTTCGATACCAAAAGATTCGAGTGCAAATGGATCTACGACAAGCCCTTAAACGTCTGGCAAACCACTGCTTGCGGCCAGCCTATACATAAGGGTAGTTACTGCGAGCATCATTACAACATCGTGTACCAAAGAGAGGGACAAACCAATGTCAGACAAGCAAGTTAAGGTATTTGTAGCTACGCCTATGTACGGTGGCATGACCACAGGCTTCTTTTGCCAGAGCATTATGATGCTACAAATGGCTATGCAGCAGAAGGGCTATGCAATGGCCGCGAGCTTCATGTTCAACGAAAGTCTAATTACCCGTGCTCGTAACAGCTTGACACACGCCTTCCTTAAAACAGACTGCACGCACCTGCTGTTCATTGATGCTGACATTAAGTTTAACGCTCACGAAATCATGCACATGTTCGAGCATGATCTGGACATCATCTGCGGCATTTATCCAAAGAAAGAAATTAATTGGAACGAGGTGCAAGCTGCCGTTAAACGTGACATTGCTGTGGATGATCTTAAACACCACACAGGTTCTTGGGTTGTAAATTTGGTTGATTATGCCGGAACTGTCAGCGTACCACAGGATCAGCCATTAGAGGTCTGGGCAGGTGGCACAGGCATGATGCTCATCAAGCGCGAAGTTTTTGAGAAGCTCGGTGACGTCGTTCCGGTATACGTCAATGACGTAGTAGATCTTAGTAATACGAATAAGCCACGCGAAGAGATCAAAGAATATTTTGCAACGAGCATCGAACCAGAGACAGGTCGCCTGCTCTCAGAAGATTATCACTTCTGTTACATCTGGCGTAAGCTCGGTGGCAAGATCCACGCAGCACCTTGGATGAAACTTGGTCACGTCGGCACTTACATCTTTGAAGGCGAACTTATTAAGTCTTAAAAGACGCGTTTGCCACGGAACACAGGGTGGCCCTTAACCATCTCGCAAGTCTCAGGAGGCAGAAGGTCGCCGTCCTCATCAAAGGTCAGCACCACAAAGCCTTCCTGAGCGCGATTGGGCGCACCTTCCGTGTACTCAAACTGTTTAGCCATCGGATCACCCAACATACCCGCTTCTACACCCCAATGCGTGCCGAGACGGTTACGGATTGCAGTCACCTGCAACTGGTGGGTATGATTAGACACGAGACTGATACCGCTATTTAGCGCGTTATTGTAACCAGCGTGAATGCCTGCGCGGAACCGATGCCGGATTTCGCATTTGTTAATCACTACGGAGTAACAGAAATGCCAAAGTGGGAAACGATCACTCAATCGTCCAGAATAGTCATCCAGCTCAGGCGCGTTGTTTGCCAAGTAATTGTCTACGCGCTGATCGTGATTGCCCAACGTCCAGATTTTTTGTTGGGCACGAGGCAATTGTCCAATCAATTCTTGAGCAGCCTCGATTTCAGCGCTGACCTTGGGCGCAGCAACACCAAGCAAAGATCCGTGCCGAGAAACTCGCGCACCATCCAAGATGTCCCCGTTAAGCACTATGCAGTTCGGCTTGATATTTTTGGCAACGGCAACGAAAGCCTGCCACATGAGCGGAGTCTGACCAGGCCAGATATGCAAGTCACCACCAACAAGTACTGTTGAATTGGTTAAATCAATGTTGTGAGAAGAAGGCACAGTCCACATGACTGAGTTGTCTTGCGCGAAAATATCCTCTTCAGGAAATCTTCTCTTAAACATTTGGAGCTGCGCTTTAAGAGTATTAGAAGATATTTTTAATGCTCTTGCGGTTGCTTCTGCATTGCAATTAAACCGCTGATATTGCTTAACGCGTTCTCTGAGGATTTCTTCTGAGACTGCTGGCATAGGCATGATGGGTGTCCCCCATTGACGACAGAATCTATTCTGCCATCCTTAGTGCGTTTTGTTGCACGCGTGTGACACGGGCTGACCAACCATTCCCGAAGTTAGGCCAAGTACGGAGATTTTGTAAAAAATGTATACGTTCTTCGCAAGTCTGCTCAATAAGTTCTGGCAAATCGCGGCTCGCTATTGCAGCGAGACTCTGCTGCCCAAGTATCCCGTCGATCACGACGTCGAGAGCACGTTGGACAAACTTGATCGACTGTGACACGCCGCTGTTTACAGCAGCATCGAACACACAAAGATCAAGACCAGCAGGCAATCGCTCGCATTGAGCGGCCACCCAATAATTCTTTTTGTAAAGGGGTGCGACATCGAGCGTACCCAGAGCACGCATAGTCTGTTCGTCAACTTCATGGCCCACCCA